GCCGACCCAGGTAAACACTGGATTATTGATAAGAAATTGGAGCAATTACCTGGTCGAGCGTGTAACTATGGGTGGCACTTTACGGGTTCTTCTTATCAGGGAATCAATGGATTCGCTGTCGCTTCGAAAATTAATACATTAAACAATAAACCGATCAAAGTAATTCAGCCAAACGCGACAGCGCACGATGCATTGCATTCTGACTATTCACAAATCTGCCAGCTGGTTTCGCAGACGTGTTGGGTAGATGGCATAGAGAAAAGGTTTTTTGAGCTGTTGACAGACCCAGTGTTGTCTGTTTTGGTAAGTCATCAAGGTCCGCTTAAGGTCGTACGTCAACCTGGCGTCGCGCAGATCAAGGGTCAAATTATCATGTTCCCGACGACGATTACGTCGGTACCAATCGTTTGATGGAGAACTAAATGCCAACCTACGAATATGCTTGTCTAGTCTGTAGTGGATCTTTTGAGGCGCAACAGTCTATTAAGGCCGAGAAAGGTGTCGAGTGTCCGAAGTGTAAAATCTTTTGTTACAATCGTTTAATTTCTGGCGGGACTAGTTTTACCCTTAAGGGCGGCGGGTGGTACAAGGACCTATACTCTTCAAAGAAAGACTAGTTAGGCACAAAGCCCAACGAGACAAGTTGGTCCCAAGTGGACGTGATCCACGCTTCGTATCCTCGTTTTGTTAGATGGATCTGATCTTTGATTTTTTCTAATTTAATTTTGGTATCGAAAGTTTTTTCGCCTAATTCTTCTTTGATTATTTTTTTAATCCCGTCTTGGCTGACAAATCGTGCAGTAAGGGTCTGCGGTAAAATCCACAAAATATCTGTATTGTATCTAGCTGCAATTTTTTTAATATTTTTTACATGAATCCTCTGCACTTCAGGATCGCGTAATCCAGCGTCGTTGGTACCGAGTGAGACGATTAACAACGCGGGCCTTGTCGCATTTAGCGTTTTATCCAGTTTTTTAGCCCAATAATCTATGCGCGTTCCTTGCTTACAATCGACATGAGGAACGTAGCCTTTTTGTCTAACCAACCTATAGAAAGGCGCTGCCATTCCTTGCGCTAGCGAATCACCGATCAATAGAATTTTTTTACCTTTGGGTATTGGCGTAGATTCCTTTTGTGCCGCGGCAGAAAAAAGAAATTTACTAATGATATTTATCGGTTGGATGATTAATGACGTCACCAATACGAAGATGTATCTCATGACTTCATTAACGCTTCGTGTAATTCAATGGCAATTTCTTTTTTGGGATCGGATCCCGAGAGCAAGCCCTTTTGTTTCGCAAATGATTCGATGGCGACATTCGTGCCAGGTCCCCAGAGACCGTCGACTTTTAGTTTATAGAGACCCAATTTCGCTAGCTTTTCTTGAGCTTTCATTAGTGAATCTTTCGACCAAACGTGAGTTTTCGATTGTAGCGATGTCGTCGCCAAATTTACCGACTTCATAAAGAGTTTAGATTCCGATTTTCGCCGATTGAGCAAACCCTTGTTAACCTTCATGACGCCATCAACTCGAAATTTGCACCATTCTTCCAGCTTCGCCGGGACGCTGGTGAAATCGCCAGAGTTTACTGCTTTTTGAACACCCGTGTTGATGATGCCGCCTTCGCCGGTATTAAAGATGAAGCTGACAAGCGCGTCGAATTGATTTTGATTGAGAGGAACAGTTATGTGTTTTTTGACAGCATTTTCGAAGCGTTTGACGTCGCTAGCGAGGATGTCTAGCGCTTGTTCTTTAGTGATTACTTGATAATTTTCGCCGGGGAGAATTACGTGACCGACACCTATCGTGGGTTTACCAGCAGGACAAATATATCGTTTGAGAACCAACCCTTCCCAATTTGTGATGTGCTCGAGACCTTCTTTCGAAGTCGTTAATGAATCGTTCGCTCCCATGATAGTTTCTCCTATGCTAAATAGTATGCAATTTGTGTTCTTGGCGTAATAAAGTTAAAGTTGCATGTCGATCGATAAGAGAATGCTGGCAATGGCCGCCGACGTCGCGCGAGATAAACCTGAGAGATACGATAATCGATCTTTTTGTCTCGGAGCCGTAGGGTTGAGAAATGACGGCGTGTTGGTGACTGCAAAGAATATTGCAGCCGCAAACATTGTACCGACGCACCACGCCGAGGCGCGGGTCGTTAGAAAATTGACGCCCGACTCCATCGTTTGGGTCGCAAGAGTCTTGAGGTCTACTGGCGAATGGACTCTTTCTAGACCGTGTAAGGGATGCCAAAGTCGAATGCGCGCAGCAGGCGTGCGCAAGGTTGTCTATACAATCGACAAGGATGAATGGGGTACGATTCAACTTATCGACTGATGCAATGCGTGCAACGAAGGCGTTAGAGTAAGAATATGTCAAACGTAGTTTCGCTTACCGAAAGAAGAGAGATTTGGAAACCCGTATACGCAAAGGATGGTTTTCGAATTCAAATTTCGAGTCACGGGCGTTTTAAACTCATGAGTGGTGGCGAAATTACGCAACTCGAATTTTTTGATTCCGTAGCTTTCTTAAAGGAACTTAGCGAAGCACTTGAATACGTCATGTGCTCCATGTACAACGATAGTCACTGACATTAAGTTAAACAAGTAAGGAAACACAATGTCCAAGAAGAACAAATCAGCCAAGAACTTTGGTAACGAAACTCCCGAGATCTATAACATGGACGACATCGGCTATATGACCGACGAGGCAATTCACGATCGGACAAATCGGCTCGAGCACGAACGGAATCGTCTCGGGTTGTTGAACAGAGACCCGTACCTCTGGGAGATTGAGATCGCTTACTTGCGTCGTGAAGAGCAGCTTCGCCAGACGCGGGCGGAGCGCCACGCAGAGTTCATGAAAAAGTTCGTACCGTCTGCAGAAGTAAACGAGATTCTTGAGTCGACTAATCCAGCCGCTCAGAATACCGTTAATGAGTCTAACTGAAAATGCTAAACAATATTTCCAAACAAAATGCGATCTCGAATTACCTGGGGTCGCTACAGGCGTATCCTCAGCTTGAACACGAGGAGCTCGTCGCTCTGTTTCAAACTTACGAACAGGGCGGTGTAGAGGCAACTAAGGCTCGTAAGAAGTTGACAGAGTCGAATCTTCGACTGGTTGTCTACATCGCAAAAAAGCAAAAGGGGCACAACATCCCACTCGAAGACCTCATCCAAGAAGGAAATCTAGGCTTGCTCAAGGCGATCGACAAGTTCGACTGGAAGAAAGGTTTTCGTTTTTCGACGTACGCGACGTGGTGGATCAAACAGGCCATTAGCCAGTACGTCCTCAAACGCAAGAAGATCATTCGTCTTCCTGCTCACGCCGCCTCGGCACAGAAAAAGTTGATCGAGGCTTCGGACGCGTTTAAGGAACTGAAGGGATACGGACCGACTTCGGAAGAGCTGTCGGAAATGATCGACGTGTCGGAAACCGTAGTTAAAGCGACGATGGCATCCGGCAAAAACATCGTGTCTCTTCAACAACAAATTGGCACCGACGGAAGCTCTACCCTTGAAGACAAAATCGAGGACACAAATTTCGCCAACGATCCTTTCGAGTCTCTAGCGAAGAAAGAAATGATGACCATCGTAAAAAAGGTGATGTCTGGTCTTTCGGCGAAAGAAGCTGCGATTCTTCGCTTGCGGTTTGGTTTGTACGAAGACATCGAACCAAAAGAATTCGAAGTCACCAAGGAACAAGCAAGATTAATCGCTAAGGGGCAGGGATTGACGTGATATTTTTGACGGCTTTGACGACACTAAACGCTTTAGTTTCGTTGTTAATTTTGCGTCAGCTCGGCGCAATTTCGAAGGCACCAAAATCAGCAGAGAAAGAATCGCAGCCTCTTCAAGAAGAACACGATATTCACAGTATTCTCAACCACAGACTATTAGACCTACAAAATAGAAGATATTCTCTGCCTCGCAGGGGTAAACATGAATAAGAAGAAAAACGAAAACAACAAGGGTTATGCGACGGTCCTCGAGGACGACGGAATCAACTACCGAGAGATCGCTGACATCATGTCAGAAGTCGGGTTCGTGATGAACCACTCTTCGGCGAGGAATTACATCTTGCGCGTCATGACCAAATTCGTCGAAGCGTTTGACGACGAATGGGAGCTTGGTTTGACCGACGAAAAGGTTCGTTCGGTGGCAGCTTCTCCCCAGTTTCAAAACGTAATTTCGGACCTGCTCCATAATTTAGAAACAGTCAACTGAGCAAAAAGTTGCTCTAAAGCATACTTAAGAGGGAAAATGTCAAAATTCAAAGTAAAAAAGTTACCACCAATTAAGTTGGTCGATCTCTTGAAAAAGAGAAAGACGAACCTAAAGCAATTCCTTTTCTCTTCCGGAGTTACGACATACGTCACGCTGGAATCGAAATGTAACAGTATGGGTGTGTCTCCACCATCGCGTGAGGAATTTCGGGAAGCAGCTGGAGAAATCGTCTCTTCGCCACAGGAAGGTGTCGTCGTCTTGGACCCGCCTGTTTTGCTAAAAGACACAGGTGAAAAAATCCAAGTTGATGAAATAAAGTTCAAGACCGAAACTATCGAGGCTCAAAAGGAGCCTGAACCCGTCGTCGCCGATAGTTCACCAATAGTTTCTCCCGTAAAATCGTCGAAGAAAAAGAAAGAAGTTGTGACAGAAGAGTCGTGAAATGTTCGATGGATGCATGATAGATTGGATCTATGCAGTCAGTCATCGACATTCTGGAACAGCTCGAGGCCAACAACTCCCGTCTATTCAAAGAGGAACTTCTTGAGTCGCAGGTCACCAACGACCTCCTCAAGAAGGTCTTCGTGTCGGCCGGTGATCCGTACATCAACTACTACGTGAATAAATTCAAGTCGCCACCGGCTCTAGAGACGGCCCTTGTTTCGGACGACGATCAGGTTCGAGTCTTCCTCGATGTCCTGCTTCCCGACCTCTCGTCGAGGGCTGTGGTGGGCAATGAGGCAAAGGCTCTCGTCGTTTCTACTTTTCAGCTGATGGATGCTCGGCAGCAGAAGTGGTGCCAGCGGATCCTCCTGAAGAACCTTCGGTGTGGCGTCCAGTCCACCACGGTCAACAAGGTGTGGCCCGGTGCAATCGTTGAATTCTCGGTTCAACTAGCCGAGACTCTAGAGACTCGGTACGAGGACGGCAAGGGAATCATCATCTGCGAACCTGTGTTGTACCCGACGTGGGTCGAACCGAAGCTCGACGGTCTCCGGTGCGTG